ACATGGGATTTTCAAAAAAAGCGTAAGTAATTAAAGAGGGAGGTTTCAGATTATGATGTTTGTGTTAGGTATGATTTTTGGTGCATGTATAGGGTTGCTGATTTGTTCTCTATGTGTGATTTCAGGCAGGGGTACATATGATGACCGTTAAAGAATTCCTGAATGATGTCCGGCGGCAGCATGCACGGGTAGAAGCTTGTAAGGAACGGCTGAAAGAAATTGAATATGAAGTCATCTCTTTAAAATCTCCACAATTAGGTGACAAAATACAATCAAATAGTGTGAAATCGCTTGATGAGGTGATCTGCAGACTCGAATTAAAAAGAGCAAAAACATCACGGGAATTTATTCGGTTAATGGATATGCAGGATAAAGCAGAAGCTCTGATTAGCTGTGAGAAAGACCATGACCGATGGACGGTATTGTACCGCAGATATATGCTCAATCAGAAATGGGAAGAAATTGCGATGCAGATGTATTTTGATCTCCGTTGGGTATATCGAATTCATGGTGCAGCTTTACGTGATTTGGAATCCACGCCACTAAAAGCCACTATCAACCTGTGATATAGTGTATGTGTGAAAGTAAGGACATTTTACTTACTTCCTCCCTAATTAAGAGCCTACGCATCGTATTCTTGACGTGTAGGCTCAGTAAATTTGTGGCACTCATAACGGGTGCCTTTTTATTGCAGGAAAGGAGGTGGTGGCGTGACACCGAGGCAGGAAAAATTCTGCGTTGAATACTTGATTGATTTAAACGCAACGCAGGCAGCTATACGAGCGGGATACAGCAAAAGAACGGCTGAAGCATTGGCAAGTAGATTGTTAAGGAATGTTAATATTCGAAGCCGTATTAAAGAATTGCAGGACAAAGTCTTTGAAGACGGCATGATGTCTGCAGCGGAAGCGCTGTGGCGGCTGTCTAAAGCAGGCAGAGGGGAACTTAAAGAAGAAGTAGTCGTTACCGAAGGTATCGGCGATGGGTTCAGCGAAGCAAAGATAATAAAAAAACAAATTTCTGCAAGAGACCAGATAAAAGCACTTGAGTTAATGGGGAAACGCCACGACCTTTTCAGTTCTGATACGAAGATTGAAATGGTACCTGTGATCATCACCGGAGAGCGTGAAATCCATGAGTAATGCCAATAGGATATATCTTCCGGATGTTATCGGCGGCGGTTACAGGGACTTCTGGAATTTCAAAGGCAGGTACCGGGTGGTTAAAGGCAGCCGTGCGAGTAAGAAGTCAGTTACCGCAGCATTATGGTTTATTTACAACCTGATGAAGTATCACGAAGCGAACCTGCTGGTGGTACGGAAAATTTTCAGAACACTAAAAGACAGCTGTTATACGCAGCTTAAATGGGCAATACACCGCTTAGGGGTGGACGATTATTTTATTTGCAGGGAAAGCCCTCTTGAAATCACCTACAAACCGACAGGACAGAAGATATTCTTTCGGGGACTGGATGATTCGCTGAAAGTCACCTCTATCACTGTTGACGTTGGTGTGCTTTGCTGGCTGTGGGCAGAGGAAGCGTATGAAATTACGTCAGAGGCGGCATTCGATACGATAGATGAATCTATACGAGGCGAAGTACCGGAAGGACTGTTTAAGCAGGCAACGCTGACTTTTAACCCGTGGAACGAAAAACACTGGCTCAAAAAGAGATTTTTTGATAAGGCAGATAATGATGTTCTTGCAAAGACAACGAACTATCGATGTAATGAATTTCTTGATGATTCTGACCGGAATATGTTTGAGCGCATGCGTCTGAATAATCCGAGACGATATCAGGTGGCGGGGCTTGGCGATTGGGGTATCGTTGAAGGACTGGTATATGAAAACTGGGAAGAGAGGGCATTTGATACTGCAGAAATTACAAAAAGAGAAAGTGTGCAATCCGCTTTTGGTCTTGACTTCGGGTATACAAATGACCCGTCCGCGCTCTTCTGCGGGCTGGTAGATACGAAAGCACGGGAGATTTATGTATTTGATGAAATGTACAAAAAAGGCCTGACCAATGAAATGATTTATCAAGAAATAAGCCGAATGGGATATAGCAAGGAAAACATTACGGCCGACAGCGCGGAACCTAAGTCAATCGCACAGCTCCGTGCATTGGGGCTGACTCGTATTCATGCTGCGAAAAAAGGCAGAGACAGCATACTGAACGGGATACAGCTGATACAAGATTATAAAATTGTTATTCATCCGCGTTGCGTTAATTTCCTCACGGAAATAGGTAATTACACGTGGGATAAAGATAAATTTGATAATCAAGTGAATAAACCAATTGACGATTTTAATCATCTGCTCGATGCCATGAGGTATGCCATGGAGCGATTCGGGCGGAGAGGCAGCGGTATTCAATTTTTAACATAGGCGGTGGACGATGGATCTTAGCTTAAATGCATTGTGGAATAATATCATACGCCGTGGGAGCGGCAGCGGGCTCACGGAAATAGAGTTTCTGGAACTGGAACTTCAAGCATGGATTGATTCAGGGAAACGAAATCAGATGATTGTCGGCAAGCGGTACTTTGATGGAGACCATGATATTTTAAATAAACAAAGACAGGCTGTAGATGCGAACGGCAATACTCGGACAGTTAATGGTTTACCGAATAATCGGATTGTGGATAACCGCTATGCGGAACTGGTAGATCAAAAAGTAAGCTATCTGTTGTCTAAGCCGCTGGAAGTACGGACAGATGATGAAGGATATGGTAAACAGTTAGATACCATATTTAATCAAACGTTCCGCCGATGTCTGAAAAATTTGGGAACGGACGTACTGAATTGCGGGCTTGGATATCTACATCCGTACATCTCAAATGGTGAGCTTCGGTTCAAGAGGTTTGCTCCGGAACAGGTTCTTCCGTTTTGGGTGGATGAGGAACATGAAATACTGGACTCATTTTTGCGGATCTATTCTGTCTTTACTTATGAGGGCACGCAGCCGAAAATCATATGGAAAGTAGAGCACTATACGACAGGAGGCATACGTCGATACATTTACACGGACAGTAAAAAGCTTATTCTTGATGTAGAACAGACAGACGCTGACTACCTCACGGTGAACGGGGAGCCATTTAATTGGGACAGGGTGCCGCTGATTGCATTCAAGTACAATAATCGGGAACTGCCGCTGATAAGCCGTGTGAAGGGTCTGCAGGACGCCCTGAATGAACTCTTAAGTAATTATAGTGATAACATGGCGGAAGACATTCGAAGTACCATTCTGATTTTAGAGGGGTACGAGGGTGAGGATTTATCGGAATTCCGCCGAAACTTAATTGCTTACGGTGTAATCAAGGTAGGAACGGAAGACAGAAAAGGCGATGTACGAACGCTTAGCATTGAAGTCAACGCGGATAACTATGACTTGATTATCAGATTGCTAAAGAAGGCGATTATTGAGAACGGCCATGGTTTTGATGCCAAAGATGACCGAATGGCAAACAACCCCAATCAGATGAATATCCGCTCTATTTACAGCGATATAGACTTAGATGCCAATAATATGGAGATGGAATTTCAGGCAAGTCTGGAACAGCTGATGTGGTTTGTGAATACATTTTTACGCATTAGCGGCACAAATCCAGATAAAAATAAAGTAGAATTCATCTTTAACAGGGATACGCCCGTCAATGAATCGGAAGTCATTCAGAACTGCAAAAACTCTGTCGGGATCATCAGTAAGGAAACCATTGTGGCTAATCATCCATGGACGAAAGATACGGCGGAAGAACTGGCACGGCTTGAAAAGGAAAATGCTGAGGTTCTTATGCCTGATTATGCGGTAAATGCGCCTAACGGTACTGAAGAATGAACTACTGGGAAAAGCGTTTTGAAAGATTGAAACAGCAGCAGATGGGGAAAGCGGAAACCGTCACGGCTGCTATGCGCAGGGAATATATAAGAGCCCTGACATCATTGCGAAAGGAAGTGCTGGACTGGTATTATCGGTACGCAGAAGAAAATGAAATGTCTCTGGCTGATGCGAGAAAAGAGCTTGATACACGGGAGTTAAGAGCATTTCAGCTGACACTAAAAGAATATATCAAGCTGGCAAAGAAGAAAGACCTTCCGCAAAAATATATCAAAATGTTGGATAAAGCTTCGATTCGCGCACGGTTGGACAGGAGCCAGGAATTATATATTAAGACATCACGGTATGTTGAAGAACTGGCAAAATCGCAAAATCTAAGCATGCGTAGTTTGCTTTCTGAAGTATATGAAGACAGCGTTTACAAAACGGCGTATGAAGCGCAAAAATTGAAAGGCAAGTTTTCCACATTTAAGGAAGTGGCAAAGCAGGATATAGAAACTGCAGTATCCAAGCCGTGGGCAAGTGACGGAAAGGATTTTTCAGGCAGGATATGGGAAAATAAAGCGCAGCTCATGAATACTTTGCAGACAGAAATGACACGGTCTTTTATGATTGGTGAAGGTGCGGCACCGTTAATTAATCGGGTACAAAAACGATTTAATGTATCATTCAGCAACGCCCGTCGTTTAGTAGAAACGGAAACAGCCTATATACAGGAAAAGGCAATGCTGGATACCTACAACGCGTTGGATGTTGAACAATATCAGATACTGGCTGTGCTGGATGTGAAGACGTCGGATATTTGCCGGCATCTGGATAAAAAAGTATTTGACAGAAAAGACGCCAAGCCGGGAATTACTATGCCACCGTTCCATTGCTACTGCCGCTCGACTACGATCCCGTACATTGAAGGAATTACTGATAGTCAGGAGGTCACGAGGGCGGCACGTGACCTATCAACAGGGAAGACGGTATTTGTTGAAGGTGATTTGCATTATGAGGAATGGTATAATAAATACGTAAAGAATACCGATACTGGTGCGTTGACCGGGTTAAAAACCAGTAACGGAATTACTATTGCCAAGCTGTCTAAGCACCAGCAGGAAAGGGCAGATGTCCGCAATCTTGATTTAGCTGGTATTAGAGATGCATTGATAAATCCACTGCATGTTGGAGAGGTCGTAGTAAAAGAAAATGGAAACTCGCAGAGATTTATCGGTGAAGCTACAACTGTGAATATAAA